CTTTTATATTGCTTACGCCTACAATTCCGCCAATACACGCGCAGTATTGACGGAACTACCAATACTACTTTTTCTTAGCAGTTTTAGCTGCTTGCTTAAATTGTTTAGCAGTGGGTGCACCAGCAGTACCTGCCTTACGCATCTTCTCACCACTACCTTTGGCAATACGCTCACGCTTGGCGTGAATGTTTGCATAGAGACCAGGCTTAGCCATTTAACATTTCCACTTACGAAGGGCTAGTGCTTTACGAGTAGGTCTACCTTTCTCATCCTTCATTGGACCTGGGTTACCTGACATACGTGCACAGAATGAACGCTTGCGAGGACCACCTTCAGGTTGAGGAGCTTTAAGGTTAGAGCCAGTCTCACGATTGTATTTAGCACGACCAGCAGCCGTTAGGCCGCCGGTACGTGATTTGTGTTTTCCAATTTTAAGGCTAACACTATTAGCCATTACTTCTTTGGTTTTTTGTTCTGAATCTGTTTGCTAGTTTTAACAGCCTCTTTTTTAGCTGCAGCTTTACCAGCAGGAGTATAAGGATACTCCTTGTTTCCAACTTTAGGCATTACCAAATACCGGGGATAATTTGACCAGTCAGCGCGTAAGCACCAATAGCAGCCACGAAGCCAAGCATAGCCAAGCGACCATTGAGTAGTTCAGCACGTTCGTTGTGAGGCACGGTGTAGTTGTGATCAGTATACATGGGAGGTTCGATGGGCCAGATGTTAGTGTCGTTCATTAAAATTCAATGTCAGATCGTTCAAGTTTATCGATAACGTCCTGTCGATAGGCAGGATCATTGTCGTAGCGACGATCAGCCATTGCACGTACCAGCTCAGCCTGACTACGGAACACGTCTTGTGAACGAGCAGGTTTACCAGTCAGCATGTTTCCTTCAACACCCATGGAATCAGTATAGCGATAGTACAGTGCCTGTAGAGCAAGTTGGATAGCGTTGGTATTACCTGATTCAACAAGAGAATCAAATGCTTCAATCTCACCTTCGCTAAAGTTTTCAGCAGCCCAACTGGTAAGTTGATTGTAAGCAGCTTGGCCACCTACCATGTTCTGCAGTTGGTTGACTTCTTGATTACTCAACTCCCGTCCAGATACGGATGGAGTATTTTCTTGCATCTCAAAATAAGCTTTCACTAGATCTTGAGATGACATTTGAGAGAATGCATCAAGAGTTTCTTGACTCAGTTCTCCGTTCTTAAAATACTCTTCACCCGCAAGTGAAAGAAGACCAGAGAAATCTTCATAGTCCCGACTCTCTTCTTCAGCTGGTTCCTCATCGTAAGACTCTTCTTCAGATTCCTCACGAGAGTTACCACCCAGTTTCTTCTCCAGCTCCATATAAGCTTTCTCAAGATCCTGAGCGTTCTTGTATTTACCAGCCAGCATACCCTCGTGTTGAGCCATCAGCTCTTCACCGATAGCAAGGGAATCAGCTTCGTCGGATTCAATAGACGACATTACTTCTGCATCAGGAGTAGCATCGTAACTCAAAATTTCAGCCATAAAAAGTTATTGCATTGGTGGAGCGGATTGTTGACTGCCCAGGTATTGAGCAACAGCTTCTTCCGCATTAGGGTTCTTGGATGGGTCAGCCATGGGAACCTTCAACATATCAGGCAGTTGCTGCATTTGCATCATCTGCTGTTGTTGACCCATAACTTGTTGACGTTCAGCAGTACGCTGATCAACAGACTTAACAAGGTTCAGTACATCAATACCCTGTGCAGCTGCCAAGCGTTTGATAGCTTCGTCTGCATTGATGAATTGAAGCATCTGGTCAGGACCAAGTGCTTGAGAGATAGTCGCAATGAAGGTGGTGAGAGACTCACGATCTTGACCACGACCTAGAGCGTTGATACCAGCAACAATGGTTGGGTTCACCAGATCCTTAGGAATCCGGGGAAGTTCACCAGAACGTTGCAGTACCAGCAACTTACGATTGAGATAAGGAATTAGGAACTCAACAGTCAACAGGGAGAACAATCCTCCAAGTTGTTGTTCCAGTTCCATCTGAGTGAGGCGAACCTCTTCCGCTGTAGTGCGTTCAGATTGACGAACAGTAAGCACAAGGAATGCTTCTGCAACACGTCGTTCAAGAGTAGCAGCAAGATTAGCTGCAGTACTGAAGTCAGCGGTCTTACCTACTTGGATAACACCGATGTCTTCTGGCCGTCCTTGAACGATCGCACCGTTGCCTGCCTGGGCTATGGTGGCCGGTTTGGTGGTGCTTGAGGGTGATACCACGAAGACGACCTTAGCGGCTGCTGCAGAGCCCTCTACGAGGGACTGAGAGAGTGCATCAAGAGACTTGAGATCACCCAAGAACTCTTCTACTCTACCTCGTCCATAGTTCTCACCGTCTACGGTATTGAATCGAAGGACTAGCCAAGGGTTAGCATCTGTAGGTGCTTTACCTTCAGTACCTGCGATACGCTTACCGTAGGCTTCTTGATGCCACAGCCAACGATTATTATCAAGACGAACGTGAGTATAAACCTCTACGTCATCTTCATGAGCATAGCTACGATCATTGACTTGATTATCTTTTTCTTGCAACTCCTTAGGGAGAAGCTTTTTGTTAATCAGTTCTTTGGTGACGATCTCAATTACGTTACCATTACCATCCCGTTCCACTACATAGCGGCTCAATGGATAATGCTTAAGCCCATCCTTACCCATGTAAATCAACGCATTACCACCAACAACAAGATGTTTGATGGCTTGGTGAACAACGACACGATCACTAGAAGCAGCAATCGAATCCATTACCATGCGTTCAATCTTGGCAAAACTCAGGTCAAGTTCAGAACGGATCTCAGCGGGCAACTCAGTGCCTAGCTTATCATCACGAATCTGAAGTTTAAAGAAAGTAGTTTGAGGGGGAAGCAGAGCAAGCATAAGCTTAGCTGCCAATGTAACTACTGACTTAGCGCCAACTGATTGCCAAGGTTGTTTAAGGGTTTTGTGGGTAATCCTAAACTCATCACGTTGGATAAGATAAGGAATCGTAAGCTCAGAGCATTCAACAGCAGTTTGGAGAAAGTTAGTACGGTAACTACTTAGATGATCGTACCTTGATTTAGCGTCCATCTAGTTAACCAACGTTAGTTCCACTTGAACCCATGCCACCAATATTGGAGCCGGGTGTACGATTGATACGAAGAGAAGCAAGACTTGTTGGAGCTTGTTTCCGTTTAGTCCGCATAAGAGGAGTAGCTGCTGCTTCACTAGCACCAGTTTTGACAGGTAACCGGTTAGCTGCAGCAATAGCAGCCATGGCTTCTTGTTGCTGTTTGTTAGCTGCAGCTTGGAGAGCCATCATCCTTTCTTCTTGTGCTCTACGATCTCTTTCAGCTTGAGCCATCATACCACGTTGAGCTGATTCAGCCCGCATCTGTTCTTGTTGACGGTGGTGCGCTCTGGTTTGTGAACCAAATGGATCACACATGATGTTAATCCTCGTTAGTAATTCGTGTACGAATCCACTCAACAACACTTACTTGTCCAGATCTATACATGATCTGATTAAGTGACGTGTCAGGAGTGGGGTTGAATGGTGGATAAAGATCCTCTAGCTCTTCCAACAACCGTTCAACAGTCAGGAGGTTAAGCGTATTGAGGGAGATTTGGGTTTGCATGTTCAAAGAACGCTGGCATCCGTGCTCGCTTTGTTTCGATAAGTTCAGGTGCTTTACCTTCATACATCAAGCGATCACTTGCATCCAGCCAAAATTTTTTGTTGAGATACTTATTGGAGTCTACCCCAGAAAGAGGTGACATTACCCAGTTGATAGTTGCTTTACGCAGTTTATCAAGAGAAGGAGAGAAATCAACCCCCAACTCACGACAAACAAGGCTATTGGTAGCAACGTGAACTTGTTCATCACGACTAATATCAGCACTTACAGTACGGAGACCAGCGTCACCATTGAAGCGGAAAAAGGGAAGAAGAACAAAGAAGATCGCACGTTCAGCAACCAGTGCCTTGGCAATCGTGTGATCAGGGTGAGCAATCCACGCATCACGTAGACGCTTAGCCTCAGCTTCTGCCTGCTCATCAATGCCGATGGCGTTAGTAATGTAGGTCAGTGCAAGATCATGCTTCTCTTCATCCCTAATGTTGGATTCAAGAAGTTCTCGTGCAGCCTCAGGCACCTCTTTATTCAGTGTATCTTGAATGAAATCACCGACTGGCAATTCCATATGTCGAATAGCAAGTGCTCGATAGATAGTTTCTTCAGCACCATCAGCCAGTTTACCGGCAGTTGTTTGTACCGGAGTCCAAGTTCTTTTACGAGACAGTAGTTTTTGATAAGGGTTCATTCGCCGCAATTACAATCAGGAGCAGGATCATCATCTCTATCATAGAGAATCGACTCCAGGTAATCGTCAACCTCAGACTCATCCAATGCCGCATAGGCGCTGGTTTTATCTTGGGTATCACTCATGACCTGAAGCGAGTAATAAAGGGAGGTTTGCGGTGATTGCAACCACTCTTCAATAAACGCTTCGTCATAGGTGATCACATCAGACCAACTATTGAAGCTGTAACCGTGAAGAAGTCCCGTAGCATCTAGCATCTGTACGATGCCATCAACAACTTTTTTGTAATCCTCCCAGCCAACTTCACTGGCAATCTCTACATTACCGTAGTCATAACTCTGAACACCAAAGGTTCCAGAGTCACGGTCTACATGACGAGAGATAGGAGGAGCGATCTCAGGGCAGGTGGTGAACCCATCTAGATCAGTATATCGGTAACTGCACGAAGCAGTAGGCGCAATGGCAAAGGCACGTTCCATATCATTGAAACGAGCAATTTGTGCAGCTGCGCGGATACCCCCTTGCAATTCCTTAGCAAGGATGGTTGCAGGAGTGTGTTCGTAGTACTGCTTGGAGTTGACTTGCTCAAGGGCTTCACCAAACTCCTTATAGGTCACACCGTTTTTACGGAGCAGGTTGGCCAATCCGAGCATTCCGAGACCAACTTGGCGATCCGTCTCCGGAGGGAGGTATTCTCCACTAGAGCCAACGTCCGTTTTTCCATGAAGGGCGCACAGCTCGGACATTCCAGTGACAAATGCACCTTGAATGTCATTGAGTTCGCACTGGCCAAGGTTGACATGTTGTAGTAGACAGGTTCCCCGTGAAGGCAAGTACACTTCCAAGCAAACGTTTCCCCGGATTCGATTTCCATTCTTATCTACTTTGGTTTTGTTGAGCCAGATGTCACCCTGGCGAATGCCTTGGAGAAGCGCCTCTTTGACTTCTTGAGTAGCGTGATCCCACCATAGTTGATTAATATTGACGCAACGCTTGATCCAAGGTAGATCAGCCCGGCTAGCAGTAATAAACTCCAGCACATCGGGATGGCTAAGATCAAGATGAGCAACGACAGCTCCATTTTTATAGACTCCTCCTCGCCTCAGGATTTCATTAAGTGTTGAGTAGATCTTTGCAAAGGATACTGGGCCGCTAGCCACAAGTCCCTTGCCATTCTCATTTCCTTTCGGTCGGAGTTTGGATAGATGGACAGCCACGCCAGCTCCGTAGCGGAGAGCGTGGGAAACAAAACGCCAGGATGCTTCGATTCCATTTGGTCCTTCCATTTCATCTTCCACCACAAAGACTGTGCAAGAGACAGGTAGGCGGGAAGTGGGATCGTCAATCCAAGATTGCACACGCCCAGTACGAGCGATAAGTTCTTTGTGAGGGGCAGACATTATTAAACGAGATCAGTAAGATTAGGTGGTTGATAGTTTGGTCCTTTCAGAACCTTGCCGTCTTCACGGCGGATGGGATTACCGTCTTCACCAAGCTTACTCATGTTGCTTTGGTGTACTCGGTCCATTGCTTCATCTAAATCCCATTCTAGATTAGCAGCGTATTGATAGCAGACATACACAAGGTCTGCTAGTTCTTTTAGACAATCCTCAGAGTTACGAGCATAGCCGTATAACAGTTGCTGATCAGCTTCAAGGAACTCTTTAAATTCCTCAACGATCAAACGCTTCTGCATCTCCCGTGAATGACTCCCAGTACTGTTCGTCACTTGAAAGCCACGGCGAAACTCCTTGGCTTGGCTCATTAAGGATTTCGTTCTCAAGCTCATTTTGTAGGTAGTGGATTGCTTTACTAAGATCAGCAATGCGAGACTCTTTATGTCCCGCACGGCAGATGTATTTAATGGCGTTGCCTAGATGAAAGTTCAGTCCTTGGTCTCGGATGAAATCCCAAACTTGGATAGAACCTCGTCGATAATAGTTGGGTCCTGTTGAGTTGGTGTTGGCCATTTTTTAACTAAGTTGGACATTGAGTTGCCAAGTACAAAACATTGGCGTTGGAGTGCCATGAAGATGGTAATGATGTCCTCCTTCTTAGATTCAGGATTCCTTAGAGCATCTTCAATCTGGCGCAGCTTAAACTGCTGCTCCATTGTTAGTTCAAGTACTGGTGGTGGGGGTCCAGAGGATGATGGATTGGTTGGTAAAGTCATAATCGGTGTGCTGAAGGATCTTGGCGAGTCGAGCATTCTGGAGCGCGACGGATTCATCAAGTTCCTTGCTAGCAAATGCTGAGACAACGGAGGACCAGCTGTAACCGTTCTCTTCAAAGAAGGAGACTGCTCGTTTAATCCCGAATCCAGGAACTCCGCTATACCCATCAGTTTGGTCACCAGCCAGCGTCTGAATAAGATGCCAACGGTCACCTTCTTCTTTGGTGAGTGTGACAATTCCAGTAGATAAATCATAAAGGTCTCCAGGTATCTGTCGCATGTCTTTATCAGGACTACAAATGATATGTCCTGGTTCTTTAGTAGCGTAGATGCCAAGAGCATCATCAGCTTCTAACTCAGGCATCACAACGACTTGGTAGTCCTCCTTGAGTTTGTTGATGACCCTACGGTAACCGCACGGCTTCTTTCGATTTCTATGTCCCTTATACGCTGGGTCAATACGTTTACGAAAGTTGATGCTATCAGTAAAAAACAAAATAGAATCATCGAAGCATCCAAGATCTGTTGCGATGTTGAATAGCTCTCGTTGTACTTTGTCGTAGGCTTCACTGAACCTACTTGAGACGACGATAACATCATCTCCCCAGTCGATTTCTGTTTCGGCTGCTGCACAGCACTTGTAGACGATGTAGTCTGCATCAATCAGGAGACTCATTTACCTTGTCCTCGCTTGAGCTTTCGCCCATGCGAAGGAAGACTACGAGTGCCATTACCTTGCCTGGTGCGTTTAAATTTAGCACGGGATTGAAAGGTAACCTTTCCCAGTGCGGTTTTAGATTTGACTGCCATTAGAGTCGGTGGTGGTTAAATAATTCAATAGGGCTTGTGCTTCAGCAATTGTTGGAGGGCAATCACTAAGCATGTAATTTGCTTTCCAACTAATAATTCTAATGTTTCCTGGAATATAACCTTTTGTGGAATCAATGCGATCTATGCTTTTTGAATCTGGTTTTGATCTTGCCGACCCACCTACTGTTTGAGGATGCCTCTTAATTGGAATTCCTAGTATTGGACATACGTCAGTATCAACTGCTTGAACATCTTTAATGGAAATTGTAAACTCTCTTTCTTTCCCCTTTCTTTGTGCTCTTTTTTTTGCTGAACTCCAAAAATATTCAGCATCAGATTTTGCATTATCCCAATCACAACGCCTTTGCCTGTTACATTGCCGACAAAGGTATTCTTTTTTTGATTGATGCGCTTCTGACCAATTAATATCTGTTAAAAGTACATCACATTTAATGCACTTCCGACCAGTTGTTTCCGACTTTGGCTTCGGCTGCGATGGGGATTCGCAGGTCATAGAAGCGTCCTGCAGACTCAGCTGAACATACCAGGGATGTTCGTAGTGCGTCCACGTGTCCGGGATCACATTCAAATTGTAGTTCGTCATGTACAAAGGCAAGTTGGGAACAACACAGGTCTTGTGTGTTGTTATGGTTGATCAGCATCCACCGCTTAGCAATTACAGCAGCCGACCCTTGGAGGAGGTAGTTAAGGGCCTTGTGGCTACCATCAACGCTGCAGCGGCGATTGTCACAGAGATTGATGTAACCAGATTCCGCCTTGGACTTAACCGCAGTAACCAGTTTCTCAAGTCCAGGAATTGCATCCAAGTATGCTTGGCGTATCTCCTTGCCTTTCTTACGGGCAGCAGCCTGGGATAATTGAGGGTCATAACTTAATCCAATTTTTTGATCACCTGCACCATATAAAAAGGCGTAGGTTACAGTCTTTACAAGGCGTCGAGAGATACCTATTTTATCAGCATTCTCCTGGTGAATGTCACCGTTGAGAAGAACATCTCCGTAACGGCCTCCATCATATCGAGCAAGATAATGGGCAAGCATTCGCAGTTCAATCCCTGCGAGATCAGCACCAACCATAAGCAAGCCAGGGCTAGCGCAGAATAACTTTCTAAAATCAGATTCACTGGGAACTTGAGCTAGATTTGGTTTTCTATGAGCACAACGAGACGTGTTGGTGGCAACTGAACAGTGGTGATGAATCCTGTTGTTACGTACTAACTTCAACCAAGCATTGACGCCTTCCGACAACATGCCAAGCGATTTAGTTAGTTCAAGACAACGGAAGAAATCAAGAGCAATTGGCGTACCAATGTCTTTCAATACAACCTCATCAATAGTGGGCTTACCTTTATCTGTGAACTCAGTAGGTTTCCAACCGTAATGCTCTTGCATTACCCAGGCAATGTGATCACGAGATGTAGGATTGAACTCCTTTAGTCTAGTAAAGGGACATCCTTCAATGTAGCCAGAAGTTTTGTTATTTCGCTTAGGAGTAAATTCCGATCCTGCAACGAGAGGGTGCCGTTCTCGTAGTAATCTTGTACTAGACTCCAACTCGCTTCTGAGAACTGATTCAAGTTCATAAGCCTGTTGTTCGTCAAAGTACCAGCCATGAAGTTCTTGTTTAGTTAGTATCTCTGCTACCTTGTGCTCTAGCGTGAGCCAGTCAGGTAGGGGTGGAAATGTTTGCATAGTTTTTTTGTTACTACAACGTCTTGAACACAGTAATCCTCCATATCTTGAGACCATTCTTTCCAGTCTGTAGACTTGGCAAATGATCCTTTGTATTCACCCAACCTATACCCGTAGGATTCTAGGCTGTGGCGTCCATACATTTGGAGCGGCATATGTTTCCAGTTATGTTTCCTATCAATATTCAATAGGTCAGCATGATAAAGACGTGATAGCAACAATGTGTCAATAACTACCTCTGGTGGTTTAAACCAGTTATAAAGCTTCTGTATTGCTGGTATGTCATACCCAATAATGTTATGACCGACAATACAATTGGCTTCTTCTAACCTGCTGATACCCCTGACAATAGGCTCTTTACTGCCTTCATCGTTGTATACCACAGTTTGATCATTCTCGTAATCATAGATGACCAGACAGTGAATGCAGGTAAGATCATACAGAAGTCCGTTTGTCTCTAAGTCAAAGATAAGAGAAGACATTCAACGGCCAGTCCAACGATATGTCTTATCGACAAACTGTGCCCTTGCTACAGCCTCAGGAGTAGGTGGTTTCGGGGCTTGAAGCACCTTTCCAGTAGGAAAATGAAAATATCGCTCACCATTAGAAGTCGGTGGTAGCGTCGAACTCTTGTTCTGGTTGAGTTTCATTGAATTTACAGGTGGATAAATCATAACTTAGATTGCACGCGATGCCAACTTCGCCTGAATAGCGATTCTTGAGGACTCTAACAGTTGTATCAGACTGTTTGCCTGTACTCTGTTGATCTCGTTCAAGGGCAATAACTCCGTCAGAGAGTTGTGCAATTGCTGCACTTCCGCGCAACTGTCCAAGTGTAACACGTGCTCCTTCCTCATGGTTAGTGTCGTTAGATGTTCGCCTGAGGTGGGAGACGAGGAACAATGCGATGCCTGTACGCTCTACAAGAGAACGCAGGCGGGTCATGGTGGTGTCAATCATGCGACGTTCATCGCCATCAAGACCACTCAACAAGATTGAGAGGTGATCTAGAAAGATGATCCGCGCATCAAGACCTGTTGCCAAGTATTCAATTCGGTTGTAGATGAGATCAGGATCAAAAGAACCAAAGCCATCGAAAAGAAAGAGATTCCAGACAGCAAGAGTATCCTGATACGCTTGGGTGAGAGTAGATCGGTCATGTTCTCCAAGGTGTAGTGATTTACCAACTGCTGCGGACATCAGTCCGAGAGCTGTTCTGCGATTTGACTCTTCGAGAGCCAGGTATCCAACTCGTTCACCGGAATTGAGAAGGTGAGTTGCCAACTCTCTACAGAAGCTGGATTTACCAATGCCAGATCCTGCAGTAATTGTAACAAGCTCGCCGTATCGGATCCCGTGAAGTTTATGCTGTAGTCCGGCGAAAGGGTAGTCATGATCAGCGGGTGGTGTAGGTGTGGTTACAAGTTCTAGGAGTGATTTCCCATCAACGATCCCATCTGGACGGTAAGGTTTTGCATTCCAAATAGCCTCACGAATTGCTTGAGAGTCATCGGCAACGATGGCGTCTGACGCATCTTTGTAACCATCCGGGAGCGATGCAATCTTGCACTTGCCAGGTGGCAATACGCTTGCTGCTTCCTCCGTCGCCTTACGGCCTGCCTCGTCATTGTCGAAGAGCAGGACAATCTCCTCGTAACCCTGGAGCCAGGGGATAGCCCGTTGAATCGACTTCTTGGCCGCTGCGGCACCGCTAGGTAAAGATACCATCGGCCACCCCGGCATAGCCTCTTGACATGAAGCTGCATCGAGTTCTCCTTCAGTGATAACGACTCGTTTTCCATGGGAGGGAAACAAATGTTGTCCAAAGAGGGTACCTGGGACTGTCCCTTCATAGGTGAATACTTTGTCTTTAGTTTTTACTTTACAACCTTCAAGTACTCCAGACTCGCTGAAATAATAGAAGCGTAGAACGTCTCCGTCTTTGTGGATTCTGTACTTTTGACAGACTTTTTCGGAGATTCGTCGTTTCTGCAACCGTTCGGCTGAGCCACGTAATTGTACATTGGTGGACATTTTATGAGTGTGAACAAGTTCTTCGGTGTGACCGTAAGCATTGCAGGCAAAACAAAAAGTGTGGCCATCAGAGTACAAAGAATTTGCATCTGATGACCCACAGTTGTCACACGGCAAGTGCCTCACGAACTCGGACTCGGAGTTCTGCATATGCATTTGCTTGTTGTTCGTGATAATCAAACCAATCATTCAGTGCGATATAAAAACCGCTCAGAATGTTTTCTGCAGTTGATGGGGTTTCAGCGTCTACATCAGCAATAATGTCACTGAATTGTTCAGCGTAAAATTCGGGAGTACCGTAAGTCAGGTGAGCCATTTGAGTGGAATTTCGGTGTATGAAGTCCATGGAAAGCCGTGCTTATCGCACCACTTCGCATAGGTGGTTTTGGACCCTTTGTAGATTTTATTAAAGGGTGCTTGAAAGACGAAGCGAATATCTAACTCGGGATTGCTCTTCTTCACTGCGATCATCTTGCGGCGATCCTCGCTTGTCAGGCG